AGCGAGTGTTGCCGCGTCGGAGTCAATCTGAACCGGCTTGAGGAAGTCGCGTATCAACTTGCGTGCTCTGACGATGTCCTGCACAGTCTCGGTGAGGTCGGAGAGCTGCGCAGCCGTGAGCGTGACCGGGTCGCTGCCTGCCGCCGCGTGAGTCTCGGCATGTGTTGTCGAGGCTTTACCGGTGAAGAGCTCAAGTATTTTAGCCGCGGTCATTCCCGTAACTATAGCCATTTAAATCTCCTAGCTGGACTCAATTGTGTAAGTGTTGGTGTCGATCATAGTCACGCTACTACTATCGATTTCGAAAATATCAGAGGTAAGCATTCGCACATTTCCGTCAGGTCCAGACACGGTAAATATACCGTTGCCGAGGTCTTCGACTACGATGTTTACAAAGTTTTCGATTAGGGAAATTAACTCTTGGCCGGTGGGCATTCTTGCCGGAGAGGTCGGGGTTCCGTATAAAATATCTTCGACTTCGGCGATTACTCCCGGATTCAACTCCGTACTGTCGAGAACTAAGTGCGCGCTCATAAGAGTGTTGCTTACAAGAAGTGGCTTGGTGGAAATATCCCACGAAAGATTCGATGCGTTAAAAGATTCGTCCAGCGTTTTATAAGAACGATCGATAGTTGAAGCGAGAGCGTTATAGACAATATGAATTTTATAGCCATAGTCCGTCCCATCGACATCATTTCCGATTCGCGTTCTATAGCTCAGCCCAAAAGATTTCCGGCGCTGCTGAGTAGCATAAAGACCCGGAGCTATAGCCTCAGTTCCGTCGCAAGCGTCGAATTCTCGTGGGCTGAAGAAGGCGCTGAGAGTCGCCGCGAACTCCTCGACACCGGGACTCTGTAGGTACTTTCGTCCGTCTATGTAATAAGGCTTTAAAGATCCTGCATCCGGCCTCTCGTCGACCGCTATAAGGCCATTCCAAGGAACCCCGACGCCATCGACAAACAAAACCCCTCGGTCCAGGCCCGACTCAAATTTTCTATCCCCAACGGCGTTCCATTGTATCCGAGTCACGATGGTCCTTTCTATCCGGAAGTTCCGTACTTAGCTCTACGAGCTGCGTTCAATTCTCGCTGTCGTTTAAGAAGCTCAGACCTACTCATCTTCTTTTGCGGCGCGTTTTTCCTGTTACATACTTGAATCAACGTCAAAAGTCTGTTCAAATGCCAATGTTGAACTTCAAACGGTATATTGAAAGCTATGAGCCAATGGTAGATAATTTCCGAAGTTACCACTTCTTTTGAAGCGCTCGATTTTTCTTCAGAAAAACTGGTCGCCGTGTTTTTAGAAGCGATGTAGTTGTTGATCTTAGAGACGTCCGAGTCGCTTAGATTCTCGAAAGCCTCCGGAGGAGTTTCTTCATCGAGAGACATGCACTCGACGTAGAAAAGCGTTTCTTCTGAAGTTTTGTTCGTGTTGCTTAAGAAGGGTTTTTCGTAAAAGGACTCCCATTTTGACAGGGAGACCAGAGAATGCTCTAAGCGCAACTTATAACTCTTAGAGACTTGAAACTCGCTTGTCTCTTCGTTAAAATCTTCCGCTAAAGTAACGTTTATAATGAGCATTCTCTGGTCTCTCCTATCGCATATGTCAGGTGAACTTAATCAACCAGTCGTCGTCAGAAACCGCCGGGAACTTGTAGTTCGGAGCCGGCTGAGCAGAAACGATCGTGTCCTCCGTAATAACGACGTTTCCAGTAACCACTTCGCCATCGATGTAGTAGACGACCCCGGTAACGTTCGGGATGGTGATCGTGTCGGTGGTCGGGTTGTACGTTGGCGCAACCGGAGCAACCTCAACGTTTACAACGCCATCGAACATGGCGACGACCTCTTCCACGGACGGAAGTCGAGAATCGACACCGGCGGTGCCATAGAGAATGTCCTCGAGCTGAGCCCAGGCCGCAGGAGAGACCTCCGTCGAGTCGATCGTAATGGTCGAAAGAGGCTTGTACGGCTCCGGAGCGGGGACGGGAGTGGTGTCGATTTCCCAGCTGAGGGTCATCGCCTCGGGAGACTCGTTAACCGTCTGGTACTGCTTCTCCGACGGCGAAGCGGTCGCGCCATAAATAAGGTGAAGCTTAGAGCCGTAATCCGTGCCGTCAACATCGTTGCCGATCAGCGTACGATACGACAGGGCGAAACCGCGGCGACGCTGCTGGCCGAGGTAAACCCCAGGAGCCGGACGAGCCGAACCGTCGCACTCAGCCCACTCGTCCGGGTAGGTGAACGCCTCGACCGTACCCTTGAACGTCTCCGCGGAACGAATGTTGACATACTTGATATTGTCGGCGTACTGAGCGTTAGCCTCAGCGCCCTCGGGAGACTCAGTAACGGAAACAAGGCCGTTCCAAGGAACCCCGGCTCGGTGTCCGCCCTGAAGGCTCGAGTCTGCCACATACAGGACGCCTCGGTCGGTTCCGGTCTCATAGACCTTCTCGCCAACCTGGTCCCACTTGAGCTTAGTCATTTACTTCTCCTTTAGAAGTATAGATTGAAAACATCATGGTTTAAATTGTCTGCCGTGTAGAAACGACTAAAAGAACATAGGGGTAGCTTAGCGATCTTATCCGGAATAAGACTATCCGGATTTTGATCTATTACCGTGACGGAGTATCGTTTTGTATTTCGATAGGGGAGGTTATTGGCGTGATCTGTGCTAGCGTAATCTCTTTTATAAACTATGCACGGATACTTCATTTGAATGTTTACAGGTGGCTGAAAATATACATTCTTAGAGCCCAGAGTCATTTCCAGAATCTCTTGAAGCAGGCTTCGGTCCATTGTAAACACCTCCCAGGCGCAGGATTAGCCTGGGGCTCTTTACGTCGACGTTTTGAACCGACCAAAGAGCCCCAGACCAATCCACATAGCGGATGGCAAAGAAGTGCTCGTTCGCATAAGCGTCTGCAACGATGCTTATGGAATTGCCTAACGATATACTGTCGTGAAGGTATTCTGAATCTTGAAGTCGCCGAGAGTTCTGAATTACGTCACCGTAATATAAAACTTCCGTAATTTCTTCAATCCACACCCCCGGCGTTGTTTCTACGGAATGGGCAAACCCCACTGCTCCGAAGAACTTTGCCATCATATTCTACTTATCAGCTCGCAGGATCGAAGATCCAGGAATCGTCACTCGTGGCGAAGTAGTAACCAGTCTTGGGAACGGCCTGAACCAGCGTCTCCTCGGTGATCACAACCGAGCCGGTTGTGGTGACGCCATCGATCTTGTAGTCGACACCAGTGGTCGTCGGGATCGTCAGCGTGTCGGTGTCCTTGTTGAATGCCGGCTTAGCAGGCGTGGCCAGAACGTTCGTACCAAGCGTCTTCTTGAAGACGAGTGCCGAGCGAATCTTAGTGAGACCGCCGGAGAGACGGGTCTCATACAGGTACTTGTACTGGTTGTAATCGATGTCGAAGTCGTCGAAGAAAGTGGTCTCTCCGCCCTTGTCTGTACCAACAGAGTAGTCCGCAAGATTCACCATGATACCGATCAGATCAGGCTCGTTTTCGAAGACCTCGACCTCGACAATGTCGTTGACACGAAGCTCAGCAGCGAGCTCGGCAACCGTACGGTACATGCGGCGCTTCAGACCGTCACGAATCATGAGCATCTTAGTCACGACATCGGTGCTCGTGTAGAACGTGGGGTTGCCAGAGCCCTTGTACATGGATCGAGCCGCGATGACCGCGTCAACGACCTCGTTGTAATCGGAGTTGGCATCGTCCAGGTTCAGGTACACCTTGGGCGCATAGAACTCGTCGTCGTTGACGATCGAGCGAATACCCGCACCGTCCGCGGCAGCCTGAGGATCGCGAATCTTGTCCTCGTCATCGATCTCACGACCGTCGCCAATGAGAATCGCGCGAGCAAGCTCCTCCTCGAGCATGAGGCGCATCTCCGCCTTCAGCCAGATGACAACGTCGAAATCGGTGATGTCGATCATGTCGTCGCGGTCAAGCTTCTGCTTCTTATAGATCGTGGTGGGGGTGGTCTTTCGACTCTTAAGGCCGAAGAACTCCTCCTTCTTGAGGTTACCCTTAATGTAACCCTTCGCACGAGCCGCGTCCTGAGTAAGATCGGCGCTCATGGTCTTAACACGAGCGTACGGCAGGTGCTTGGTACCGTTGAGAACCTTCGAGACCCACTCGGTACGACGCTTGTCGAACTCCGGGGTCGTCGTGACGTTCTTAGCGTCAGGGAACAGAAGCTCAATGTCCTCGATACCGTGGGAGAGAGCATAGCCCTCGACCGCGGCCTTGAGGGATCCGAACTCAACGGCGTTCTTAGCGATTTCCTTGATCGCGTCATGGCTGAGAGTACTCCCGGCCTTGGTGTCGGTAACGCCGTTCTGCTCGAAGACGTTGCGGGTCATTTCAGTGCCTTCCTGGTGGGTGAGAGAGCTCTCGTCATTGTCGGAGTGCTCGGCGGACGTGGCCTCCTCGAGAGCCACTCCGATCATGTAGTGAACGACGTTTTTCTGCTCATCGGTAAGAGCGTCATAAACGTCTTTTACGGTTTTACCGTCCTCGTGAGAAAGCTCTTCATCAAAAGCTTCATCCTCATCAAGACCATCGTGCTCGATACTGATTCCCGAGTAAATGATAGCCTCATCTTCGAGAATTTCCACGTCGCCATCAGAGTGGCTAATAGCAACGTAATCGATCTTTGCTCCGGGGTTTGCGCCCGCAAGAACGAGACTCACCTCGCGAATGATCCCGTGGAAAACCTGCTTGGTTTTCTCGATAAGTTGGTTCGCGTATATAGAGAGCGAATCAATGTCTCCGTGCTCGACAAGCGTTCGAGCGTTCTTTCCCTGAGCAGTGTCGTTAAAGAAGCCGTACGCATACACCCCGTCCTCGCGATTCTCAAGAATAGCGTGGCCGAGAACGTTTCCTGCATCAGAATGTCCGTGCTGCCAGACAAGAGGCACCGTCACATTGTCCTGATGCTTGAATGCATCGGGCATGATGGTCTTGCCGTCGGAGCACTTGAGTCCAGCCTTGGTGGCGTAGCCGCTGAAATCAGCTCGCATTTTGACTGTCTCCTTCCATTGGTTGAATTGGTGCCGTCTCCGACGGAGCTGGCATGTTGCTGTTTCTAAGTTCGTCTGCCTTTGGGTCTTTAGATGGTTTCCAACCCATAGACGTTCGAATTTCATTAGAGCTTGCGATTTCGTTTCGAGCGAGCTTATCCGCGATTTCAGCGATTTGCCCAATCGGAACGAACTTTAATGGGTCGCGGTAAGGCAGAATAGCCTGCTTTTGCGCCCTGGCGGTCTTAGTAAGGAAAGCCCTATCCATGGCTTCCTTGATAGCGCGAGTAATAGGCTCGATAGTTCGATTATAATAATTGAGCATAGCCGCTTCGTCCGCGGTTCCAGCCATAATTTCCTCGGTAATGCCGAGTTGGCCGTAAAGCATTGTCGTAAGATACTCGACCTGCTTCAACAGATTGTTCTCTGTAGGCCGATTGAGCTGCGTAATCTTTTCGGTACCGTCTGTATACGCAATACCGTATTGGCTCCCCTTTAACTGAAGCTCAATGTCTTTGCGCCGCTGTTCTGCTTGGGTTCGACGAGATTCGGACTTCACGACATAGGGAAGCTGAATAATAAGATCGAGCTTTCCAGACGACGACGCCTCGTCGACAACGTCCAGCATGTTGAGTTTTCGAATAAGACGCTGAAGAGTAGAGTTTGGCTCGTTCATAACCTGGTAGAGAGGATTATAGACTATGGCTACCGTCTTCTTTTCCAGAATTAAATTGAAGCGCTTACCTTTTGCTTCGTTATAAACGCTTACCTTAACGTGCTGTGGATACCATTGGATGACTTCTCCAACACGCATGGTCTTAATGTCGAAGCCGCCAGAAGTTTGCGGATTCAGCGTTGTTACTACGGGAACGATTGCCGCAACGCCTTTATCGAAAAGCGTTTCGACTATATCTTGACGAAAAGCGCTCGCTGCTTGATCGAGGTTGGCTTCGACTTTCAGACAGTTGTTGAGATAGCTCGGAATTTCTTCCTGAAAGCGGTCTTGATCGTCTAAACGTGCGTGCCGAAAATTGATCGCGGCAACATCGATACTTATTCGAGTATAGATTGAGGAAATAATCGATCGTTCGTTGGAAAAGAAACGTCTAGGACGATCGGGCCTTCCTACGCTACCAAAAGCTCCTTCAACATAAGCCGGTTCTCGAAAGCGATCTTCATCAGATACGAAGGCGTTCCAAGCGTGCTTTAATTTTGTTGTGAGCGCGCCCACGCGTCACCTCCTATCTAAATCGTCGATCTGTTTTCGACCGGCTATGACCGCCTAGCGGAATCGGCTATGATCTTTTGCTTAAGCTCTTTGTCTGCGAGATATTGGGCCACTGGATCTTTCTTATCACCGAAAATAGCATCGACCACATCGTTTCCGAGCTTCATAGTATTGAAGGTCTGTTGCTCGCTTTTAGTGAGCGTGTTTGCAGTAGTAGCAATTCGATACAGTTCGGCAGCAGCGATTTTAGAAGGCCTCTTCGCATCTATTTTATTCATACTCTGCTTGTCGACCTTGTAGGAGCTTTTAGCATCAGCAAGCCTCTGTTGCGCCTGAGGAAGCTGCTTCCTAGCACGTAAGATGGACTCGTCATCCCTTGCGATCGGGCGATTTTTTATGTCTCGAAGTGCCGCGTTTGTCTTCTTTCGGGCAGTCCGATTCTCTAAGCGACGAGATCGAATCACTCCCCACGTCATACCTTTAACGCCGTAATGAGCTAACTCATTGAGATCCGGCTTGTCGAAAGGATTTATGTTCGGTTCGTTGGTCATTACTCAAAAGCCTCCTTGTTTAATTTATATGCGACTAGAGCGTCCATGAGAGCGGCCACATTATCGACTTTTTCTTCTTGACGACGCTTCCATAATTTACGATTGCCGTTGGTATCCTCGAGCGTAATAGCGT